ATTTACAGTAGAAACTGTGCCTGATATATTTATTGTTTCTCCTACCGCAAGTCCATGAGTATTTGTAGTTGTTACGTTAATTCTACCATTGCTTGCAGCGTCTACTTTTAAAATCCCAATATTAGGTGCAGACTCACCAAATTCAAGCACAACCTTTTCAGACTCAGCTGGATAATTGGCTGTAGCTCCTTCAATTATATCATATACTCTTAATGATTGTATGCCTGCACTGCTAGCAAGCGTTCCTGTTGTTCCATCTGACTTACGTGTATTGTTTGGAGGCTGTGGAGTCTGCACGTCCTCAGTCCATGCATTTACAGAGTTTGACCTTGCACATTCAAATAATCTATCTGCTTTTATGTGTCCAAAATATTTAGGAACATTAACATAAAATATATTTGTATCATGTGCATGTGTTGCTATTCTTGTATTAGCAAATCCTCTTATTACTTTTATATCTGTGCTATTACTTGAACCATTTGTAACATACATAATTTCTTGGTCGATTTGTATTATTGAACCTTCAGGTATTGTTCCAGTTGTGTGTTTTATAGTTATATCATTTTTTGTAATAGCTGCATTAGCTGTCATTGCTACATTTTCTGTTGTATCAATAACTTCAAAGTTTGAATCACATACTCTTAATGCTCCATCAACATTATAATATTCAGGCTTTACAGTCTGAGTTCTTGAACCTAATGTAAATTGATTATCTCTGAAGTCTGCACCACCATCTTTATTAGGGTCATAAATATCAATTTCATTTGCATCATTAATAACAATATAATCTGTGTCAATTTCAACTGGAGGTGTGTCCATATTGTAATCATGTGAAAATGAAAATAATCCAAATCCTTTAGAGAAGCCACCTGTTGACGGTGTGTTATTTATTGCTCCTATTGCATGATTATTAATACCTGTCTTTTCATACAAGTTTTTAGCATCACCTTCCTTAACAAGTCTTCCAGGTTTTCTTACAGACAGTGCTGCATATGCATTTTGATTATCACCAATATCTCTTGGGTCAAATTTAGTATTTGTGCCCCCTTCAAATCTTAATATTTTGTATTCTTGTTTTGCCATTTACATTAATTTATTTTTGCAAATGTCCCATACTTTATCATCTAATTTATTTTTTGATGAAGCTACTAAATAGTCTCCAACTTTAACAAAAACTTCTTTCAGCACTTTTTCGCTAAACAAGTTTTTTACTATGATTGCTACTACATTCTTCATTCTTTCTCCTTGATTGGTTTCTTACATTTCTCACATTCCACAAAATCTCTTTTTGGGTGCGAGTCTCTAATTAAAAATTCTATTAACCTACCATGCTGAAGCAAAGTGGTTTCTATGCTATCAACTTTTACATCAAGCTCATTAGGTTTTTCAACATAATCTAAGATTTTATTTATCTTAAATTTTTTTGCAACAAGCTGAATTACTTTATCTATCACTATCTTCTGCAGCATCTTTACTTATAATATGTTCATGATTAATCATGCAATGACTTGGACATGGATTTTTACTTTCATAGTTTTCAAGAAATATACCTAGCCCTACAGCCATCATAATCATAATCACGTCCCCATACTATCTTTCCTCCCACTTGCTTAAATCAAGCATCTGTAATGGCCTTTCAATTACGTGGTCTTTCAGCTTATCATTCTGTATTTGTATCTTTGTACCACCTTTGACATAAGGCTTTCCTTCTGCCATTCCTATATCATACGCAAAAAATGTTGTCTTCCATATTCCTACTCGTATACATCGTGCTGGTCTGCCATCAAGAACAACAACATCATCCGTATTTAAATCTTTCCCCATGAAGACCTTTAAGCCTTCAACCACAGTTTCTATTGTGGATTTAAATAATAAAAGAGCAACTCCAGATACAAATAACCATACCCAGTTCCCTAAGATACCTTCCGCTTGTTTTTGTAATTGCTCTTCCATAATTATCCATTTATTAGTTCACCCCACAATGATGTTCTACCTTGAATTATCTGTATAACATGTACTGTAAAATGACCCCTAGTGTAAAAATCAACGATGGCGAATGCATGTGACCAGTTAATACGTCTGCCTCCAAGCCACTCATTCTCTTCATCGCTCATGTCTTTCAAACAACCAATGCTCCATGCTGACTTGGGTCCATCTATGTGAGTCATTGACGACTGTTGGATATCGTGATGATGACCATACATTACATTCGCTCCCAGTCGTATTAGATGATTCCTTGTATGATGAACACCCGCAAAGTGATGGCCATGGTAAAAGTGTAGCTTTCCAATCTTTAAATACTTTCCAGCCTTGTAATATTTGTATCCTCTTTCTTTTAATTTTACGCATTCGTTAAACCTATATTGTGTTAAGTATGGATTTTCATTAACAAACTTGTTCATCCAGTCGTCATGATTACCCTCAATCATATATTTTTCTTTGCAGTTTGCTTTATCTAAAGACTCATCAATTAAGTCCATTCCTGCATTTACATCTTTTACGTCTTTGTCAATAAAAGGCAACTGATATTCTAATGGTGGCCTTTTTTTCTTTGCCCATTGCCAGTGAGAGCATCCATGCCATTCACCAACATCGCCTATGTCTATGTATGCATCAGGCTTTACTATTTCTATTGCTTTCCTAACTACGCTTATTGCTTTTTTATCCGCTAGTGGAAAGTGTTTATCTGGTGTAACGAATACTCGCTTTACAACACCTTTATCTTTTTTCATATAAACCTATTTTTTAAGTTCGTTTCTTATCTTTACACAGATGTATACAAATGATGCAAGTCCAACCAGTACCCTAACCGTAACTGGAAGCCATTCAATCCAGGTAACACTTATACCTGTGACTGCAACTAAATTTGTTTTCATTGTTTCTACCATTTAACTCTATTAGCCCAATATGCTGCAGACATTTTGCCTTTAGCAATGTTTTTTGCATGTCTTGCTTTGAATGACTTGCGTCTATTTTTTTGTTTCTGTGATTCGCCTTTTTTAGGCTTACCTGCTGTCTTTACTCCTTGCTGACCAAATCGTATTGTTTTAACTTTATCACCTTCTTTTGCTACAACAATATGTGATTTTTTTGGATGTCCAGGAGTACGCTTAGGCTTGTTATAGCCTGATACTCCAGCACGTCTTAATCTTGCATCTTTTTTTTGCATTAACGATTTCTCATCTTTGATAATACAGCCTTACCATATTTTGCATGTGTCTTACCAGATTTTGTAGCTTTACGCTTCTTTCTGTTTTCAGAAGCTTTTTGTGCTGGTGTAAGACTTTCTCTTACAGACTTAGGTAAATATCTACCACGTTCTGATTTAGGTTTACGTCTATCTTTTGCACTGACATAATCCCAATCTTCACCAGTCCATTTATTTAAAGATTTTTGTGATTTTTTAAGAGCCATTACTGTATGCGTGAACTACGCTCTCTTGCATCATTTTGACGCAATGCTTTGAAATCAGCTCCTGTAATTTTGTTGAAAGGTGCTGCAGCTTTTGCAATCTTTTTTTGTTTTTTTGAAAGTTTCACGATGTGTACCCTCCTCCTTTTTCTTTATATCTTTTTGCAAGCATCTGTGCTTTTCTAGCACTCCAAACACCTGCAGGGCCACCTTTTGAGCCAGCCTTGATTGATTGAAATAAACGCTTTCTCATTCCAGGCTTTGTATAATTACCAGCCTCATTTACTTTAGACTTTACCTTGCCACCTTTTTTATAGCTAGGGTTTCTTCTGTCTTTTGCGTTTTTACTTATCATTGTTTTTCTCCAAATCTTCTAGCAGTTCTATCTTGCCAAGTATCTTTAACATTTCTTTACTGATGCCACCAAGCTTTAACTCTAATTCTTTTTTTTGTTCATTCAATGCATTGTATGCCTGAACTTCTTCTTGCAGTCTATCTTTTATCATATTCGTGGCACAGCTAGTGCTCTAACGCCAGATTTACGTAATGGATACTTATGGACTCCAGATTCAAACATTCTTCTGTAATATGATGCTCTTTCAATGTCTCCTGCATCTTCAAATAATCTTGCTTTTACATAACAAAGAACCATGGGGTGTAAGCCACTATCTAATCCTGATGCTGTTTTTAAATCAACAGGTAATTGTGACCCATCTATTTGTGATGTTATTGCTGTATACTTTGCACGATAAGTATATCTTAATCCATTATCAACAAATAAAGATGTAAATTGGACTGAGTTGTCAGAAGCTCCTTCATCAGAAGTACTGTTTGTCGCAGAAATTGTAAATGTATTTGTGTCTTTTGCTGTAACTGCATGATTGCCATCATAAGTAGTTGTTCCTGTAATAGATATTCTATCTCCAACAGCAAGTCCATGTGAGGCCGATGTAAAAACAACAGTAGAACCAGCTCCAGTACTAGAGGCTGTTATACTTCCATTTAAATCACCAGTTCCTTGGAATGTGTCATACAACTCTCTTGATGTAGTTGTGTCTGATGTAGTTGTTTTTGATAAAATACCAAGCCTTGAATCGTCATTGTACCATGCATAATAATCATTTGGAAAGTTTCTATTGGCCATATATTCTCCTATACAAGTGAGTCATCTGCCTCATCAGTATCACCTCTTAATAATTTGTGTGGGTCTGCAAGTTTTGGTATCATTACGTATCTACCATCTGTATCTTTAACTTCAACACGTGTAATATCAATTACATCATCATCTAATGTATACCATCTTTGCTTTACTTTTAAATCAACTATTTTTTCTTTTGTGTTGTGTTGTTTTTCTGCAGCTATCGCATCTAATGCATCATTAATTAATTGAAACATATATTGTTCTGGCTGTCTTCCAAACATTTTTTCTGCTTGTTCAATAATATTTTTAACTGTCATTATTTAGCTCCTTGTGAAGCAATTACTCCAGAAAGTTGTAATCCTTGCGTATAATCTTGTTTTAAATTTTGTATTAATGGTAAATATAGTTCTGGGTCTTCTTCAAGTATTGCTCGTGCCTCTAATGCTTTTATTGCAGCATATAAAACTACAAGATATTCTAATTCATCAGGAAAATTTGGAATACCAGATGCTCCATCTCCATGAGCTATTGTAGGATAACCTACATGATATACAATTGCTGTTTGATTTGCTGTAGGTGTTGGTATAACATTTAGTATTGCAGCATCTCCAGAGCTTAAAATCCAATATACAGGGTCTGTTTCGCTTGCTTTATAAATACTATTATCATCATTTGACAACTCTCCATACATTGATGATACTTCTCTACATGGAATCCTGCTTCCTCCAGTATCAGCAGAAAGT